TTTGTGGGGCCAATGAGGATGTGCTTGAAATCTAATTACAACTCCAAAATTATTATCTTCTACATCTGCTAACAATAAGTTTTCCATAGCCCATAAATCCGTTTCACCACCGTAAATTTTCGTTGGTGCTAATTCTAATGTTGCTTGATTATTACCAACAGCCTGATCTGCAACATATAGATCAACTGTTTCATCTGTTACTCGACCACGACGCTGAACATCTAACTTTAATTCAATGCCTGATATTGTTGCAGGCAAGTTTTCAAAATTAAAACCTGTGAATTTTAAGTAATAAGTCTTTGTTCTAATATCATGTTTTGGACTACGGGCAATATGTTCTAACGAACCATCGGTGGAAAGAGGCATAATTGTACCAGTCCAAGGTACATGTACTGATTCTGCACCTGCTTCGGCATATTGAGTGATTATAGTAGGAGAGGTCCAGGCAGTGGTCATACCAGTATTTACCTAAATTGATATTATGCGTAGTAAATGAAAAAGGCTCCGAAGAGCCTTTTTGTTGCTGGTTAAAAACTAATTAGTTGTTACCAATGCTGACAACGCCAGTAGATGCTGTCGAAGTTGTCCAACCGGCTACTGCTCCTGTAGCATATTCATAACCACTGCCACCGTCTGCGGCTCTTGTTAATACTGCTCTGTGAGCAGTAAGTTTAGTTACATAATACGTACTTGCAGGACTACTAGTATCGCTGGCAACAATATTCATTTCGCCTTCGACTAATGAACCAGTTGCTACTGCTACAAGTTTACATTGGCTAGGAACGCCACTGGCCTGTGCTGTTTTAACCAAATAGCGTTTGCTAGATTCTTGTTTAACAATGTCGCCAATAACACCACTGCTACCGCCTGCAACAAATGCATTTACTGTTAGAGCGTTGATCTGTGAAGTTGTACGTGATGTTACAGCAACAAATCCTGTACCAGCATCAGCAAATGTCAATGTTACACCAGTGAATGTATTGTCGTGGGCAGGAGTTACAGTTACAGAATTTGCACCAATTGCAGTTACTTTTGCTGTATTAGAACCGCCACCTAGACCTGCATCTCCAGTAATTGTCATGCCTACAAAAATTCCACTTGTACTTGCAACTTGAATAGAAGTTGCTCCATTTGTACCAGTAGATACTTTAGTTACAGACGATGCTGTTGTAACTGTTACAGTTGCAGTTGTTGTATAACCAGAACCACCTTCTGTTAATGTTACAGCAGTGATGCCACCACCTAGTGTAGGTATTGCAATTGTTAGACTACCTGTGGCTCCAACGCCTGTTGGTAGTTGTGGTGTTCCAAACGCTACGGTAGCACCTTGAGAATAATTACTACCTGTAGAATTAACTACAACAGTAGTAGAAATACCTTCTCCGCCTAGTCCGTCATCTGTACCTACAGATGCACTACCGCGGTTTAAATTACCGAAAAATTGTTTTTTAATTGGACGTCCCATTTTGTTTTCCTTTAAATGTTAAGACAGTTCTATTGCCTACGCGGAGGGTACCGCATAAACTCTCAGTTAAGAGTGAACAGTGTTATTTATAGTATAGTCAACAAAAAACCCGCCGAAGCGGGTTAGTTGTTTTGCTTTTCAGCGGTTGATTACTTGAAGCTAACTTTAGCGGCAGTAATAGCAACTTTACCTAAGTAGTCAGCAGCATTACCTAGAGAAGAAGCAGTATTGCTTAACTCTACATAACCGTAACGTGTTAGGAAGCCAACTACTGGCTCGAATGTTGCTGGGTCTAGAACAACACCAGAAGACATTAGAGGAATGTAAGGGCAATAGAACGCGGCAGCATCTGCTTCGCTAGCACCTTTGTAACCGATCAATACTTGATTAGAGTCTTGAGCAGTAGCATCAGTCATGTAAGCGTCAACATAGATACGCATTGCACCGTTTAGTGTACCAACAAACTTAGTGTTTGTAGGTGCTTCGAATGTACCTTCTGTAGTACGAGCAAAAGCAGATGTTGTTGCAGACTGAAGGATCGTTAGAGCCTGGTTAGAAACAACAGCCCAGTTACCAGAACCACGGCGTGTACGTTGAGCGATCAAGTTGCTTACGCGATTGATCTGGATGGCTAGAGCGGCATGCTCGTCACCAACGAATGTAGCAGTACCAGAAACTAATGACTGGTCATATGTTTCTTCAACAGATGCTAGAGCACGTAGGCTGTTTAGAATCTCTTGATCGATTTCAGCAGTAATTTCTTGTGCTAGAGCAGCCATAATTTCTGCTTCGATGTCAATACCTTGTTGGGCTTGTGCATCTTGAGCGGCTTCAAAAGTCCAACGTGCGCTTAGTTTACGAGACTTGGCTTCAACTGGGCTCTTCAAGATTTGGATGCTCATACGCTTACCTGGACGACCTTCAAGAGCAGCAGTAGTGTTAGCCTTAGGGCTAGTTTGGCTGTCACCGTTGCCAGAATAACCAGCAGCGATCTTGAATGGGCTTAATGCCTCTTCACCAGCTTGTACTTGGTCGTCAGCGTCAGCATAACGAACACGTAGTGTGTGGATCTGGGCAACTGGGCCTGTCATTGGCTGTACGCCGATGATTTCGTTGGCAATAACCGTAGGCATAACACGACGGATAACAGGTAGAATAACACGGTTAAGTGTTGCTACGTTACCAGCGGATGTTGCACCAGCAGTTGCGCTCTCAGCCAAGTGGCGGCGAGTGTTTTCTAAGCATACGCTCATAGAACTACGACGATTACCTTGTAGGCCTTCAAGCAGAGCTTCTTTGGTCTCTGACCATCTTTCATTTAATAATTGTGACATTTTAATTGTCTCCTTGAATATAATTATTTTAGACCCGCTAATTTGCGGATATCTAAGATGTTATCTAAGCCTACCTCAGGCTTGCTTTCACGATTTCCAGTTACTTCAGTGCTTTCGGCTAGCATTGCTTTCTTAGGAGCAGGCTTGCGTTGGCCTTCAATAACTGCTGGTAGGTACTTGTCGAAAGCATCAGCAAGTTTTGTAGTCTGTACAGACTCTAAAAGTTCTTTCATGATGTCTCTCTTACTAGCATCTAATGGTGCTAGCAACTCTCCCATAACAACTTTGCGTTCCATTAAATCTTTCTGAACACGAATTTCGCGTTCTTTAGATTCCACAATGGTAGTTTTTTCTGCTACGGTTTGTTTTGCTTCGGATAATTCTTGTTCTTTCTTAGCGATGATCTTTAACAATTTACTTGTTTCAGATTTTTCGTTCATATAAGAACTAGAATATTCTTGTGCGAATGCTTCATAAATCTTACGACCAAAATCATTTGTACGAGCACTGTCAATATCTTCTTTCAATTGCTTGATTTCAGATGTTAGTTTTTTAGTAACTGCGTTTTCAACAACTTTAGCACTGTGCTTGATGAAGTTTGTTTTAATATCTTCGAACTTGTTTTTTGCTTCACGTACTAACTTAACTTTCGTTTCGGCTAGATCACGCTTGTCAACAGCAAACTCGTTGATTTCTTTGGCTAGAGCGTGTACTACAAATTGCTCTAACTTGCTGAAGTTCTCAGAAACTTTCTTACGGTCTCCTTGGAATTCAACTAATTCTTTGCCTAATTGATTAATAACAAAACCTTCTAGTTTCTTAGCATCTTCAGCAATACGTGTTTGGTATTGTGCTTTTGCTTCGGCTAGTGCTAGTTTGTCATTGTGCAATTCGGCCATTTCTACGGCCAATCTGTCGCTTAACATCTTGTCGATTGCTTCTACCATAACTGATTTGTCATGTGTATACTTTTGTGCAAATTCTTCACGAAGTTCTGCGGTGACTTGGTCGCGATTCTCTTGAATCTTAGCAGCAAGGGCAGCCTCAACAACTTGCGTTGTCTCTTCTGTCATTACGCCTGACTCTACTAATTGTTTGAATGCGTCCAACATTTATTTCTCCTCGGGCTTATTTTAGACCTTTAATAATATTCAAGAGACTTTCCTGAATATATTTCTGGGCCTTTGGATCTTCTTTTACTTCTTGTGCAACCTTAAATGCTCTCATCCCGCCTCTGGAGTTCATGATATGCTCATAAACAGGAGTAGGATAAGCGCCAGGAGCACTTGGCTGTGCAACCACGTCTACAGTAATAATCTCAAAATCTGATACTTGACCGTTCATGTCGTTGACGTTGCCGCTACCACGAGAACTAACTCCAAGTTTTACACCGCTTTCGAGCATTGTGCGTACTAAGTTACCCATTGGCGTAGGAAGGATTTTCATCTTTCCATATCCATTAGGACCTTCCATCCACATCTGAGTGATCATATGGGATACACGGTCCAAATTCACTTTTAAATCATCAGGATGATCTACTTCACCAAGAACGCTATACCCGTTTTGAATTTGATCGTTTAGTGTTTTAACCGCACGTTCAATTTCATCTACAGGGTAGACACGTTGATTAGCGTTACGGATTCCACCTTGAATAGCAATACCTTTTAAATACAGGCTTTTACCATCCTTGTCGTCAGACTCAAGTACAACTTGAGCCTGATCAAAACTTAGGTTTTCACGTAGATAGGAAATCTGTCTCATCCAGTTTCTCTAATTATAGTTTCTTAAGAAACGGTTTGATCGGAGCAACACTAGTTTGACCAGCCTTGTCACCTGTTCCAGAACCAACTGGTCCAGGAGTCTTGCTGTTTTGTGCAACTTTGCTTAGGTTCTTAACGCCCATTGAACCACCAGGAACGTTGCCGTTGCCAGTCTTCATGTCTTGTGCGTTCTTAACAAATCCGCCAACTTTACCGTTAGGGCTTGTACCGTCCATAGCGCCTTCGCCTGTATCGCTCTTGGCGATGTTACCAGCGTGGGCACCTGTTACTGGCTTACCTTTGCCAGAACTTACTGGGCTCTTGCCA